TGCGGTTGCGTGGTCAGTTTGGCACGTTCCTTTTGGGTGATCCTAATGCCGCAACGCCACGCGGATCAGCGTCCACAGCGGCTGGCACGCCGGTTGTTAATGGTGCAAGCCAGACTGGTAACGAGTTGGCTATTGACGGGCTTCCAGCATCGGCAGTCGGCTATCTAAGGGCTGGCGATTATATCCAGCTAGGCAGCGGTGCAACAGCGCGTCTTTACAAAGTGCTAGAAGATGTTGACAGCAATGGCAGCGGTCAAGCCACGTTAAACCTATGGCCGGACTTGCGTTCATCACCGGCTGATGGCGCAACAGTTACAGTCAGCGGCGCACAAGGCGTTTTTCGGCTGTCATCAAATGACGCAACTTGGACGATCAACAACGCTGGTTTTTATTCAATCAGCTTTGCAGCGGTTGAAGCATTATGACGCGCAGCGGTGTACCATCCGAATTTGCGACTGATAGCTTTACCGGCTTTCTGGCGGCTGAACTGCTATTCGATAGCGGTGCGCTACGTTTATGGAATGGTTACGGCGATCTGACCATTGACAGCAATACCTATACCGGCGGCGGGTCATTGATTTCCGTTTCGGCTATTGAAGAGGCTGCGGAGATTGGCGCGAAAGGCGCGTCAATGTCACTGACCGGCATATCAAGCAGCATCTTGACCACTGCACTGACCGAAAATTATCAATATCGGATTGCAAATATCTATGTCGGCGCAATTACCAGCGGCACAGTTAGCAGTTACAAAGTGTTTTCTGGCCGGATGGATGTGATGACAATCGCTGAAGAGGGCGAAACTTGCACGATTACGCTAACTGCCGAAAGCCGTTTGATTGATCTGGAACGGCCACGCTTGCGCCGTTGGACTAGCGAAGATCAGAAATCCCTTGATGCCACAGATAAAGGATTTGAGTTTATCAATTCATTGCAAGAGGCGACTATCAAATGGGGCGGCTAGTCGATTGGCCGTCACGCTTGAACGATCATATTGAAGAATGGCGGCACAAAAAGTTTGAATGGGGCAAGGCCGATTGTGCCTTGTTTTGTTTATATGCGGAAAAAGCTATTTGCGGGTCGTCACGCTTTGATGATTTTATCGGCAAATATCGCTCCGCAGCGGGTTCTGCAAAAGCGTTGCTAAAGATAGGCGGCGGCGATCTTGCGGCCAGTGTAGGGGCTAGGTTGGCCGAAATAGAGCCATCTAAAGCGCAGCGGGGCGATGTTGCACTGATAGACACGCCACTAGGCGATGCGTTATCATTGGTGGTCGGCGATAAGGTTGCCGCAATGGGCAAAGATGGTTTGGTTTTTCTGCCGTTAAGCGCGGCAAAGCAAGCGTGGAAGGTTTAATATGCCACAGGCAGTCATTCCAGCACTGATCGCAACAGCGGCAACAGTCGGTACAGCTTATGTTGCCGGAACTGTGGCAGCGGTCACAGCTTCTTATGTCATTGGCACGTTTGCAGTCAATCTTGCGCTAACAGCCGCGTCACAAGCACTTGCGCCAAAGCCAAAGCAGCCAAATATCGGCGGCGGCGGCAATGGCGGCATCGACCAATCAAAAACCATTACAGCCAGAGCATCTAACGCCACGCGCAAGCTGGTTTATGGCGAAACGCGTCTTGGCGGCACATTTGCTTTTATTGAAGCCACAGACAACGATGAATATCTGCATTTGGTGATTGTTTTATCGGCGCACGAACTGGAAAGTTTCACCACAATATATTTCAATGAGGAAGAGCTAACATTATTTGAAATTCCGACAGGTGGTGGCGGCTCTAGCGGTGAATTTAATGTAACTAGCCCCTCACGATATGATGGGCTTGTCACCATTCATCCTGTTGTAGTGGGCAGTGCCGGAAACATCCCATCAAATTTAATTTCAGATACAAGCTGGACAAGCAATCACAAACTAACAGATCAAGCATATCTTTATGTGAAGCTAAAGTTTGATCAGGACGCCTTTCCGAATGGCTTGCCTAACATTAGCGCAAAGGTGAAGGGTCGCAAGATATATGACCCGCGCACAACCACAACTGTTTGGAGCGATAACCCAGCTTTGGTCATCCGCGACTATTTGACAGATACAGTTTATGGGCTTGGTGCAACGGCAGCGGAAATAGACGATGCCAGCTTTATTGCAGCGGCTAACATCTGCGAAGAAAGCGTGACCTTATCTGGCGGCGGTACACAAGATCGCTACACGTTCAACGGCGTTGTTGATACGCAAAACACGCCACGCGGAAATATTGAACAAATGCTGACTGCTTTGAATGGTTCGCTTTACTACAGCAACGGCAAATGGTCGCTGCGTGCTGGCGCATATGTAACGCCGACAGTTACGCTTGATGAAAGCGATCTTGCGTCTGGATTGACTGTTACAACCGCAATTTCGGCGCGTGACAGCTTCAACGCTATCAAAGGGCAGTTTATTAGCCCAGCCAGCGACTATCAAGCCACAGATTATCCTGCGATTACTAGCAGCACGTTTGAAACCGAAGATGGCGGTGAACGTCGGTATCTGAACCTTGATTTACCGTTTACTGACAACGCGGCACGCGCACAGCGTATTGCAAAGCAAATCCTATACAAAAACCGGCAAGAGATTGCCTTGCGTGCAAAATTCAAGATGAGTGCGTTTCAGTTTCAAGTCGGCGACACTGTAATGATCACAAACACGCGACTGGGCTTTACTAACAAGGTCTTTGAAATTGTTAGCTGGAAACTAAACTTTGGCACAACTGAGGTCACTGTTGACTGCGAAATGGTCGAGACAAACAGCGCGGTTTATAGTTGGTCGGCTGAAGAAAGCGATTTCCAGCAAGACAATACCACCTTGCCAAACCCGTTCAATATTCCCGCGCCTACAATTTCACCATCTGACACGCTGGAACTATTTAATCAGCAAGCTATTTCAGTGCTGATCGCAGACGTTGAAAGCACAAGCATCTATGCGCGGCAATTTGAGGTGCAAGCTAAGCTGTCAACAGATACGGTTTACAAGTCGCTAGGCATCGGCTCCGGCAATCGTTACACGCTGGTTAATGTGCAGTCTGGCGGCACTTACAACATCCGCGCAAGGGCTATTAACGCGCTTGGTGTCAAGTCTGCGTGGGCAACGGCTAATCATACGATTGTCGGGCAAGCTGCGGCTGCGTCTGATGTGACTAATTTCAGCGTCAACATCATTGGCAAAAATGCAGATTTAAGCTGGACAGCATCAACAGATCAAGATTTGTCGCATTATGTCATCCGGCATTCGCCATTGCTGACCGGCGCGACATATAACAACGCACAAACAATCGTCAAAAAAGTTCCACGCCCGACAAACACTGTCGTCGCACCAGCCCTAACCGGCACATATTTCATTAAGGCGGTCAACAAATTTGGCGTGCAAAGCGTTAATGCAGATAGCAGCGTGGCTTTGGTTGATCAAGTTGACGGGCTTAATCTGACCGATACAGTGTCAGAACACAGCGATTTTCTTGGCACAAAGACTGATTGCGTTGTGATTGATGATATTTTGCGGCTGGATACGACCAACCTGTTCGATAGCGTTGCTGGCAATTTTGATGCGGCGACCGGCTTGTTTGGCGGTGGTTCTGGTTCTGGCTTTATTGCAAGCAGCGGCACATATGACTTTGCGAACATCATCAACCTTGGCGCGGTATTTACCGCGCAAGCCAGCGCAGTCTTGAAAGTGTCGCAACTATCTATGCACACCGGCACACCGGCAAGCGGCGCGACTGACGTTGATCTGTATGTTAGCACGACGCAAGATGACCCGACTGGCAGCCCAACGTGGACTGCTTACCGGCAATTTGTAGTTGGAACCTATACAGCAAGGGCTTTGCGGTTTAGGGCGGTTCTGACAAGCACTGACAGCGCAGAAACACCGGCCATTGAAGAACTGACCGCAGAAATGCGCTTGCCGACCAGAACGCAAAGCGACAATGATATACAAAGCGGCGCGGGGGCAAAGGTTATCACGTTCACAACGCCGTTTAAGGCACTGAACGCGGTTTCAATTTCGGTCGGGGATATGCAATCTGGCGATTATTATGGTATAACTAGCAAATCGGCAACCGGCTTTACGATCACATTTTACAACAGTGGCGGCACGCCAGTGGATCGGTTGTTTGATTACGTTGCAACGGGGTTTTAAATGTCACAGCACGATTTTAACATTGCCAACCAGACTTTTCCTAGCTTTCGGTCAGATTTAAATGATGCACTGCAAGCTGCGGCCACTATCAGCGCGGGTGCATCTGCGCCAACAACGCCATATCCGTATCAGCTTTGGTATGACACCGCTAACGAAAAATATAAAATTAGAAACGCGGCTAACAGTGCGTGGATTGATGTTTTTGGGCTTGACGCATCTGGCAATATTACAATCGCGGCTGATTTATCAGTAGACGGCGGCACAATTAAGCTGGATGGTAACTATCCTGTTGGCACTGACAATGTGGCATTGGGTGATAATGCGTTTGGTGCAGTTACAACAGGACAGCGTAATGTTGCAATTGGAGATAACGCTTTATACAGCAACACTGACGGTAGTTACAATACTGCCACTGGTAAAAATAGCCTTGTGAACAACACCTCTGGTTCATA